CCCTTTTCAGGGGAACCCATGTGCGTCCACACGGTATTAACGACCTCACTAGGGGGAGGTCGGGGCCGACTACGGCAACACTAACTTGACTTGCGTCAGGGGCACGATTGTTTTACGTGCATAATCCCCAGCCGTGTTGTTTTCATCGACCTTCAGATGATTATTGTTGTTTCTCACAACAGCATAGCCGCGAGGGGCGCAGCATACTTGCCAGCGCCCCACAGCTTCTTGGCATACGGTGTGACCGTCTCGAGCGCCTTGAGAGCGCCTTTGCCAAGTCCCGAAAGAGTGTCGGTGTTCCCAAGAAATGAGTTCACCATACTCCGCACTGACGCGGCGGGGTGAGCGCCTTCATCAAGTGCGTGATTCGTCCGGGAGCGTGCGTGAGAGAGACCCGGGCCAGCGAACAAAGCGCGGGCGGACGGAGTATAAACCCCAGCGGCGCCATCCATGGCGTCCACGTCAGGACGATTCGAAGACGTGCTGAAAATCGTCGTATTTGCCGTGAACTCAATCGTCGCGATTGTCGTGATCTGAATCAGCTGCGTGGCTGCCGGCATGCCCTCGAATGCCACGACAATCGCCGGCATAATAAGGGGGGCAGCGTCACGCGCAGGCTGAGAGAATTCCATCATGGTCCAATCCTGATCACCCGCTGCGATCGTCGTCATGTTGTCTCCAGCAATCGGACACCAGTAGGTGTAGTAGTTGCCACCCTGGGCAAACATCTCAGTGATCGTACCAATCCGCGAATCCGGCAGAGCGGCAATCGCAGCGACTGAGGAGGGCTGCGTCGTTCCAGGGGCCTGGGCTCCTTCCGCCATCGTTCCCTGACAGTTTGTCATGTTGCCAAGGAAGCGGATTTCGAGGCCAATCCCGGTGAAGCGGTACTGCTTGATCGTCCCCACAAGGGAGGCATACTGCTGCCAAGAGTTGAAACCACCGGCGTCGGCGGCCCCCCACGTGACGGTTCCACCGGACGTGACAATGCCGAGGCCCTGCTTCAGACTCGGGAAGATCCGGAAACAGATGTTTCCTGTCGCATCAGCGTTGATCGTTCCCGTCGTCTTAAGGGTGGCGACGGCAGTTGGTCCGACGGTGTATCCGTCCGGCAGGCGGCCCGCACTCTCGTGGGTCCCTGGATGAATCAGGTTCTGAAGAAAAGCCAGGTCCATCGCGGAGCGATCCGCAATCAGGCCTTTCAGCACTTCGCCCGAGCTGCTGTAGCCGGACACCACGCCTACACGACCACGATTGCGCTCTGAAGCCAGCGCGGCTGTTGCCGCGGCGGCGCGAGCGTCCGCTTTGCGTACTTTCTTCTCCACCTTCTTCTGCTCTTCCGACATTGTCAGCATGCATGTAAACCTCCGTAGGTTCGTGGACGAGGCTGTCCACCAGTTCCAAAGCGCGCCAGCCAGAAGCACAGAGGCATTCCAACCAACGTGGGCACACACAGCGGCGCGGAAACCGTACTGCTCGCGAACAGTTTGGAGTCCGGCATGCGTTGCCAGCTTGAAAACCGATGCACCCAATCGGGACCATCCTAACGCTCCTGCCAACGCGGGCGCCTCGACGAGAGCATGTCCCACACACGTTGCCCGTTGAGCCCAAAGGCCCCCGAATAACGCCGTGCGCAGAACTGCCTCCTCAGCCAAAGGCCCGAGAATGCAACTGCCAACAATCGCGCCGATTGTGTTAGCCACCAACGTCACCTTCTTCAAGGTAGGCGTCGCGTAGACCGGACAACCAGCGGGGCGGTGCCAGAGCGAGTTGATCTCATCGATCGGATAGCCTGACTCAGCGATGAGAGCACGAATCAACACGTGCTCATCAGGAGACATGGTCTGCTGTAAGAAAGCGTCCCTTCTCACAACATTTTCCAACTCCTCAATCTGCTGACGGCTAACAGCCCAGTGCTGCTCCCAGAACGCCCACTCTACAGGGCGTTCTGACTTGACGGTGTATGGGGAATGCTTGTGGTGAGCACTCCCGTCAACCCCATCCAACAGGGGCGCATACGCGTCGACCAAGGCGCGCAGCACCGGCACACGGGACCACATGGCCCGCACACCGGCGATGTACGCCAAAGCCCACTTACGTAGGCGCTCACCTTCGTACGCGTGGAGGCAATTCGAGAATTTCGCCCACGCGCGACCCGGCTTAGGTGCGAGGTAGACATTGGTGGACAACGTGTACCCGTCGCGAGCCCGTGGCCACTCAGCCCCAGGCATCTCGACTTCGAAGGCGGTGTCACAGTGAACCCAAAGGCCACTGTAGAAGCCATCCTCATCGTTGTCCTCCATGTCCCACCCGATTTCCGCGCACAGTTTTCTCGCCTCCCGAATGAAAACATCGCGCCAGCACCCGGGGACGACAGCTGACATGTCGTCACCTCCTGCCAACATCCCAATGACTGGGGGAATGACATGGTGGTACCCGTTCGCGATGCCTTCCTCAAGAAGCGCCTGCATGTCCGGTCCAAACTCCGCAAGACCTGCATCGTGGAGAGCCTTCATGACGAGCACCTGACGGTGCAGCAACCAGCCGCGATTGACGCGCTTCTGGACGATCGACCACTTGCGAATCATATGTTTCGAGTTGAACGCACTGGTGACATCATCACCTGAGCGTCGACGACCCAAATAAAACACATTGAGGTATTTCGTCGTTGCCTTCGTCTTCGAAAGGTCCTTCGACATCTTTGCAAAATCCTGCGGGTCAATCTGGATGACCCCAGACATTTCACGGAGCTCGTGCTGATCCATCTCGCTTGAGATCGTCGAGTCGTACCGGCGCATGTCAGTGTTGATCTTGCCAACACCCGCAGCCAAGTCCGCCTCGAGCAACTTCAAATCTGCCGCGTGGGCAACGTCGACCACATCACCGAAGCGAATCTGGCCTCCATCACCCTGCACGGCAGGGGTGCGATTCCGCACGCTGCTGGCAGTGTCACGCATCACCCGGTGTACAAAGTCGAGGCAGCGCTGCATCAGAGCACCCAACTGGTCCGCATTGTAACCGATGGCGTAGACAGGCAAAAAGCCCGCTCCGGCACCGATCGGGTGCGAACCGTCGAACATCTGACGACAGTACTTGCTCCAACTCGACACAACGTGGTAGACGCGACTAACAGTCGCGTCACAACTCACGATCGGACGAGGGTCCTGCACAGCCGCATGCGAGTCACCACCCACGACTGGCTCATCATCACAGCCCTTCCCTGTGACCTCGAACTTCACGTTGATGTCACGTGTCGTCTTGAAGCGGTGCTCCTGCAACCCGTCCTGCTTACGCTTCAGCTTAGACCCGGTGTACGCGACCAACCATTCGTGGTCGTCCTGAGCCTCAAGCTTTTCAGCAAGTGGGTGACAAAGAGTGGTCTCCATCCAGGCAGACCGCCCACTTTCCTGCATGCCGACGTAGCACCGGAAAATCCGGCCCACGATCGCGGCAGCTTGGGTGACGGGACAGTTGTGGATGGCCACAACCCCCACAGGCAACCCCAAACCATTTGGGGACAGCCCATGGTGCCCGCGCTTGTCACACTCCAGTGCGACCCCCGGTCTTACAGAGTAGTAAGCTCCGCCGGGACCCTCCACCTCAGTTGGCGTTCTCGCGCAACAACTGAGTACAGGCAGCCGTGTTGCTCTCGTCTTCGAGAAGAAGAGCATCATACCGCTCGTCCAATACGCAGCGGCACCAATGCCCACCATTCCCAAAGCCAACGCGGCGACGACACCGCCCGCAGTGTAGAGAATACTGCGGGACACCGTGAAGTCCGTTTCAGCGCCCTCCAGAACGCGTCGTGACCAGCGGGATGGAGCCCACCACTGCTCCAAGAGCCCGCGGACAAACGGCAAGCCAAGCAACCATGACCGCCAGCCGACCAGCCCATAAGACCGGCCAACATTAGCGGCAATAGACGCCTGAATCCCCGCAGCCGCAGGCACCGCCTGCCGGACCACTTCCGACGCATCCTCAAGGGCTATCTCCCCATCGCGCACGAGTTTGCTGACCTCGTTTGCAGCGCGCTCTGCAGCGGTGGTCGGGCGGACCGTCCCGACCATCAAGCGCGCCACATGCGTCACCGAGTCACTCACGTCATGCTGTTCGTCAACCGAAGCGCGAACCACAAAGCACTGGGTGTAAGCCACCAAGGCACCATCTTCGTACCACTCGAGACGGCTGAGCATGGTCACATGATGACCCTGCCCCTCGAAAATCTCGCGGGCACTTTTGGCACGATGCTTGTAGTAAGCGGAGTTGTCGGAAGCATGGAAGGTGATAATACCATCCCGGTTCGCGAACGTGGCCTCGACTCGCTCAAATGCGATGTCAACGCCCTTGTGGTGCCGCGGAGCACGCCAGACGAGCTTACCAGACTCGGCCACGAACTCATGTTCCACGACACCAACAATGGACGCTGAACGCACCACGCGGTTGAGGAGATCAGGCGAGATGTAATACGCAGAGTGGACAAACATCGCGCCCTTACCAGCCAACAGCTCGACGGTGTTGTGTGTCAACTTGGTAGTCGACACAGCATCCGGACAAATTGACTGAGCAGCGCGCAAGCGGCCCACATCCCCACGCATCAGGTTCGGGATCCAAAACCGAACCCTGGCGGCAAGTCCCGGGTGCATGTACTCCCACACACGCCCCGCTTCACCGCCAACATCCACCACTTGTGGTGTCTCGCGCAACATTGCAGCGAGCACCACCAAATTACCAACGCACCGGTCAGCAGAAAGCACAGGGTGCTTCTTCCTCGCGCGTTTGACCGCGGCAGAGTTGGGCGGGACAATGAAACGGGGCAAACGCCGCGATCCAAGGTCCATTGACTCAACCCACCGCTGAGTGAACACGACAAGGTCACTGGGTGCAATAGCGAGCGCGAAGCTCGCCGTTGGGTGTAGTTCCGACTGATCCATCTTG